GACCACGTTCTGCCCGATCAGCAGCGGGTCGGTGGTCGGGCACAGGTCGAAGGATGTGCCGCACAGATACAGGCGGAGCCTTCCCGTGCTTGGTGTTAAGACGACTCCGTATGTGGTGTACGGGTTCGCCCCGTAGAGCACTGCCGTGTCGCGATAGGAATTTGTCGCCCACCCGGTTTTGGTGCCAAGCCATACAAACCTCGCGTAGAGCCGTGTCCGCACCGTTGTTGTGGTCGTGGTCATCATCACCTGTCTGCCCCTCGCGAGGTATGTGGCGGAAGAAGAGCCGCCCGGCTTGTAGCGCGGGGGAGTGTTGACTACAGAATGATAGCAGAGCCTGTTCCTGTAGGAGGCCCCATATATTCCGTCAGTCAGAATGATGTCTTCGAGGACGTGGCGAAGCGGCTTGACGAAGTACATGCCGCCATAGTTGGTCTCTTTGTCCAGGATGCCGACCATCGAGGTGGAACGGATCGTCCACCTTCTGGCAGCGGTCCTTGTTACTTCCGTTATATAGAACGTACCCGCGCTGGCCCCGTCTATTTTGTACTCCACGCTCGTGCCGTATCCCGCGGTTGCAAGGACCGAAGAGGTATCATCGTAGAAAACTTTTACAACGAGCTCGTCTGCGCTGAACTCTTCTCCGACCATATTGGTGGCTTTTTCAATATCAACAGACTCGAGCTCATCGTCTGAGATCGTAATAGGAGTAGATGTGTTGATAATTATTGTGCTTGCCATCTTTTACCTCCTTGCTCATATTTCAATGAACGGGAAGGTAAAGTCAGAGAAGTACTCTATTCCGGACGGATTCGTGAACCGGCGCTTCCAGCTGACACCGTTCGAGTAGACGGACAGCGTCGTCCAGGAAAGATCTGCGTCGTCCTTGTACCGCATGGAGAAGCTCTCCCGGCGGATCAGGCTGAGGATCAGATCCTTCTGGGTCTTGCTGATCATCTTCAGGGTGACATTGACCGAATACTTGTCGCAGATCCAGTCCCGGATCATAGTGCCCAGCTTGTTCCGGCCGGCGTTCGGCCCGTCGATCGAGTTGATCGCCTCGGACCATCCGTCATCCTTGATCAGACTGGTGATCGGTATCCAGTCGTTGTTGTTATCCAGGATTTCGCACTGCATCACGCCACCCCCATGATCAGATTACTGCCGTGACGGGTCTCAGCCGCCCGGTTGTATGGCAGCAGCGCCTCCGCGAGGGTCCTGCCGTCCAGCGTGAGCTCGATCGGCCGGCCAGATCCGCCGGATCCGGACATTGCCGATACCACCGCTCTGTACACGCCCTGCTCGATCGCTGCCACGATATCGGGGTTCGTTGCGACAGCATTACGTCCTCCAATCGTTCCGACCATCTCCGGACCAGCTTCGCGTGCAATATAGAGCTCCCCGACGTCCGGGAAGCCTCCGCTGGCAAACTCGCCGATGCGTCCCGAATGCCCGCCGACCGCACGAGCCGAGGTGGTGCCCGGCGTGGATACCGAGACTGTAGGCGTGTTAAGGTAACCGACCCGCCAGCTGAAGCCGGACCCGCCGAAGTACTGCATCAACTGGCTCGCGCTGTCGAGCATCCAGTTGATCTTGCTGATGATACCGTTGATCATGCTATAGACCGAGTTTACGACCTGATTCACGACGCCGTCGACGACCTGGCCGATGCCGCGCCAGGCCCTGCTCCAGTCTCCCGTCAAGACGCCGCCGACAAAGTCGGCCAAGCCCCGCAGGACGGTCTTCAGATCCTCGATCGAGTTCGAGATACATTCCTTTACGATGCCCAGAAATTTCTCAACGAGGTTGCGGTACTTTGAAAGATCCAGGCCAGTGGTCTTTTCGAGCCACGAGAAAAAGCTGTTGATCAAGCTGGAGACCCATCCGATCGCCGAGTCCACAAGAGCTCCGAGCAGATCAAGACAGCCGTTCACGATTCCGACGACGCCCTGGACGATGTTTGCAGCGCCCTGGAAAGCCTTGGACCAGTCTCCGGAGAGGATCCCGGAAACGAGCTGCACGACGCCCTGAAGCGTCGTTACGATATCTTTAAAGAACTGCTTGAAGTCCACGCGCTTTTTGATATTTTCCCAGACATTGGTCACGACGGTCTTTAGGTCATTCCAGAGATCCTTCAGATCCGAAAACAGATCCGACAGGATGTCCTCGATATCGGATGCCCACTTGCTGACCGGGGAAGAATCAAAGTCGAAGGCGTCGAGCAGACCTCCGGCAGATCCGCCGGAAGACGCTGCAGTCGTGTTGCTTCCGGATGCGCTCTGGCTTTCGCTGAGCTTGTTGATCTTATCGAAGCCCATGACAGACTTCGAGGCTTCCTTTGCCGCCTTACCGGCGCCGGTGGCGGATTCCGCCATCTCGTCCAGCGAGTCGGAAGCAGCGCCCGCGCCGACCGCCACTATGGCAGCGTTGGCGCCCATGCCCTCTCCGCCTCCGAATACATTCGCTATCACCTGGGCCACGCGCGTAGCAAATGCAGCGACCTTGGCCAGCACGTTCGCCAATGCGTTCAGAGCCGGGAGGAAAGCTGTCAGTATTGACGTAACGGCTGCGCCGAACTGTTCCTTGATGTCGCCCAGGGTATTCGACAGCTGCTGCATGCGCCCGGAGGGTGTGTTGGCCAGCGCCTGGTTCATTCCGCCGACGCTCGCTTCCACGACCTCCGCCAGGGTGGCAGCCCGCTGTTCTTCGGTGCCATATTTCAGGATCTTCTCCTGAGCCTCGTCGAATTTATAGCCATACCGGCTAAGCGCGCCGGTCTGGCCGTCCATGACCTTGCCGAGCATGGTCGCAACATTCGCGGCATTTTCCGCGCTGGCGCTGTATCCGTACTGCTGCGCGACCATATCGTTCATGACGGGGATCAGCTTCTTCAGCGTGGCGGACTTCTCGAGATAAGTGGCCAGCTCCTGAGCTCCGGCCAGCTGAACCTCGTCGCCGATCACGCCCAGCTGCTGCTGCGCCGCGGTGAGGTCCATAATAGACTGCGTTTCGCTGGAGGTCGCCTTCATGGTGTTCCGCATAACCTGCGTGAGTTTCGCCTCAGCTTCCGCCTGTTTGTCATAGGCCTCTTTGGCGCTCTTGGCCGCATAAGCGATCCCGGCCAGGGAGGCGGTCACGCCGATCGCGCCCATAGCTTTCTTGATCACACTGCCGGCGCTGGTGAAGGCTGCGCCCATGCCCTTCACGGACGCGGACGCCTTCTTCGCCTGTTTCGTTATTGCAGAAAAGTCCGCACCAGCGCGGACCATCAGGTTTCTTACTACAGCCATAATCAATCACCAAAGTTGCCGCCGAGCGCCTTATTCAAAGAAACGACAGTATCATACATGTCGTCGTCGCTCATCGGCTTTTTCTGTTTCTGGAAATACGATTCATATTTCGGCATACGGTTCGAGTAGATCGCGTCCCGGACCATGACGGCCAGATTGTATGCCGTCGCGCGGGCTTCCTCGAGGCGGGTCTTTTCACCGTCCAGCACGCCCCGGACGTAAGCTACAAAGGCCGCCGGAGTCATTTGTTCCCAGGTCAGAGGATCAAGCCCGACCTGTCCGGCCATCCGGATCTGCTCGTCCCAGCTGAAATCTACTGGACTTTTGTAGGGTTTTTCGCTTTTTCCTCGGACTCGGTCTCGTCCTGGTTTCCGAAGCCGACCTTGATTGCCTCCGCTCCTTTCAGATAGATCTCCGAGATCGGGACCATATCGAGCAGATCGTCGCAGGCTTCCGGTGTGAGGTTCGGATCCTCCTCGTGAAGCATCTCGTAGATTAGACAGCAGAGGTTTTCGTAATCCTGGACAGATTCGTCGAACTGCTTCATTTTAAGACCGGTCTTTGCGAGGTAACGCTTCAGGACCTTATGGCCCAGTCTAAGCTGCCGCGGTCTGTCGAGCTCAAGGATCACTATATCGTTATTTTCCATTTGTTTATCCTTTCATATAATCTAAAGGGAGAACGGTGTGCTCTCCCTTTATCCGTCAGACTGTCGTAGTGGCTGCCAGCGTGGCCTGCCCGGTGACAATGATCGTTGCCTCGAAGGTGATCGCGTCGCCGATATCGGCCGAAGTCGAGAACGCGCTGACGTAGCCGGAGAAGGTCCACTTCTTGTTGATCTTCGTCGGGAAGATGATCTCGAAGGTCGTCTCCGCCTGGCTGTTCAGCAGCGTGTACATCTGGTCCTGGCCCTGGTCGCTGCCGTCCAGGAAGCCGGACACGGAGACATCGCCGACCTCTTTGAAGCCGGGGATCTTCTCACGGTAGCCGGTTGCGTTGTCCAGGGCAGTGACGTCGATGGTTTCCGCTGAGATCTCGACACCGGAGATCGAGGTGAGCCCGCCGACCGTCACGGCGCCGCCGCCGGTTCCGATGTTCAATTTGGTCCCGACAGAATTGGACTTGCTCATGGTTGTCCCTCCTGTTAAGTATTAAAGTGCGTGTCCGGACTGGACACAAATCAGAGGCACCCCTCGGCGGAGTGCTTCAGCTGGTTGATGATCGGCCGGAGGCCGACGGGGAAAGGTGCTTCCTCGCCGACCGAGTCCCGGTGATCGTAGTAGTGCAGCGTCAGGGAATGGAAGGCCAGTGTGTACAGGGCCGAAGGCTGAGAGGGTTCCGGGATCCCGGCTCCCTCCAGATAAGCCTTCGCTGCCGGCATGAACTCATGCTCGATCCGGCCTTCTTCGTCTTCCTCGACGTGCATGTAGTCCAGGCAGGCGCGAAGGGCCGCAGCTGCGGCCGCTTCCGCCTGCGCGCTCTCCTGCGCCGTCATGGGCGTCAGACAGTGGGCGCGGCCTTTACGATCTTCGCAGCGACGAAGCCATCCTTCACGATGACGTTGCCGCCGACCATCGCGTCGCCGAGCACCGCATACATGCGCTCGATTGCCTTCACGCTCTCATCCACGCGGATGGTGTAGTCTCCGAAGAGACCGAGCAGGTAGTTCATCGGGTCGCCGTAGACGCAGCAGAGTTTGTCTGCGCCGGAGCTGGCCGCCTGTTCCGTGCCTTCGATGGCGGTGAGGTTCGGATCCAGCAGGTAGGGGATGAGCATGCCGCCGTCGGAGATGACGCCGCGGTTCGCCTGGCCCTGCTGCGGGTTGA